CATCAATTCCCGTTGTTTAATCGTACGGTAGATGATGTACCTGTAAAATTTACTCAGAAACCAACTAAGAAGCAGATAGGGCATGTTATTCATGCAGAGGTTTTGGCGGCGCTAGATTTAGCAGCAGAGAAAACTAAAGATGGTGAGATACCAATTAATAAATCAGAGTTGAAGAGACATGTTACACAGTTAGCCCTGAAATTTCAAAGATTGTCAGGAATTGATGAAGGTGATTTGAGTGCTGAGACTTTGGAAAAGATAGGTACAAAGGCTCGTTTGTTTTTTATGAGTTCGGATTCAGCTTTGCATATTTTGTTTAAGTGTCGTCATCAAGAACGTACTTATGCACCTGATTGTTTTCAGATTCATACGCATGGTATAATATCTTCTATATTAGCTCGTAATAACACAATACATATAGACATAGGTTCAAAATGGATAGATGGAGGTGGGTATTGTAAGTTTTTACAGCTTATGGGAGATAGTATGGATAAATATGTTGAGATAGAAACAGGAATAAATGATGCTAGTTGGATAAATAAGACATATAAATTTAAAGAACATGGTGATATGATGTGTGCGGATTTTGATATAGAAACTTTAGATTTGAATATTTCCGCAGTTATGTTAATGTTGTATATGTTGGCAGGTCAGTTGTGGTACATTAAAGATATGAGAAGTCATGCGTATAGAATATATATGTATCTGTTAGAAGGATGTGCTGAACAATTGGCTGGAAAAGTAGTAACGTGGCTTAAAGATTTTATAATGTTGATAGGAGTAATGCCTTCGGGTAGTCTTGAAACTAGTCATGGTGATTCATGGATTGTGGGGGTGTTAATGTATTTGACGTTTATATTTTACACAATGAGAACATCTGTAGTTGAAGATCGAAAGAAAATTTGGCAAATGCTTTGTCTTAGGAAATTGGTTGCATTGATTACAGGAGATGATAGCTTGTATGGTTATCCTAGAGATATGGATGATTTAATAGGAGTAGACCAATTTTGTATTTTTTGTGAAAATGTTTTTAGGTTGAAGTTTAAATCTAAAAATAAATATTTTTCCTTAATAACCTATTTGAGAGTTCGTAATTCGTTAGTTGTTGGTTATGTTTATAAAGGACCGGTTTATTTGAAGAGGAGATTTATTTTGGCTTCTAATTTTAATTTGAATTTAATT